GCATCTCAAATTGCTAAAATATCTGTATCAAAAGCAAACGTATCTGCAGTTTCTGACGTAGATGCAGTTCGTTCATTCTATGTATCATCATCAGTATTCGCAGCAGCAGATTCATTCTACCCTGCATACTCAGCATTTGATGGCACAAACTACACATTCTTTGCTAAAGTAGCTAACATTTCATCTGGTTCAGGTGCAACTACTTTAACAGTTAAATATTCTGAGCAACCTGCTGCTTACGACAGAGGTGATTTCGAAGATGGAAATCCAACAGAACCGGCTACTGATTTAGGTATTCCAGAAGTTGATTTAGAATTGAAATCAGAGGCTATCGTTGCTAAGACTCGTAAGTTAAAAGCAGTGTGGACTCCAGAGTTGGCACAAGACTTAAATGCTTACCACTCAATTGATGCTGAAGCAGAATTAACATCTATGTTGTCTGAATATATCTCATTAGAGATTGACTTAGAAATCTTAGATATGTTAAAAGCTAACGCTTTAACAACTGAGTATTGGTCAGTAACTTTAGGTGAAGAGTATAACTCAGCAACAGGTGCATGGTTAGCAGGAACAAACTCTGCAGCATACACTAAAAACACATGGTTCCAGACTTTAGGTGCTAAAATCAATAAAGTATCTAACAAGATTCACCAATTAACATTACGTGGTGGTGCTAACTTCATCGTAGCTTCTCCAGACGTATGTACGGTATTAGAATCTATTCCTGGATTCGTAGTAAACGCAGATAAAGATGCAATGTCATTCGCAGCTGGTGTAACAGCAGTTGGTTCTATGGCAAATCGTTATACGGTTTACAAAAACCCTTATATGACATCTAACGAAATCTTATTAGGTTTCAAAGGTTCAAACTTCTTGGAGACTGGAGCAGTTTATGCACCATACGTTCCATTGATTATGACACCTTTAGTGTACGATCCAACTAACTTCACGCCACGTAGAGGTGTTATGACTCGTTACGCTAAGAAGATGGTAAGACCCGAATTTTATGGCAAGATTTACGTTAAAGATTTGGCTAATATCTAATCTGAAACGAATCTTACAACGATTCAATAATAAAGAAGGGAAACGAAAGTTTCCCTTTTTTTATGCGGTTTAATCCAAAGAACTATATTTATATAAAAACAATTCTATGGATAAAATTTATAAAATCAAATTTCCAAATGGAAAAGTGTATATTGGGAGAACAAAAGATGTAGATGATAGAATATATGGTCATCGTAGATGTGCATTTCATAAAAAGTTCAATAATTCTTTATATAAAGCAATGCGAAAGTTTGGTGATGGTAATTGGGAGGTTGAAGTTATATGTGAAATTGAACCATCTCAATCTCAAAGAGTAGAAGAGGAGTTTATATTGGCATATAATTCAGTTAAGGGTGGATATAATGATACATACATTGGACACGGAGGTGATATATGGAAAGATAGGAGAGATACTCAAGAATATATGGAATGGTTACAAAAAATGAAGGTTGTTAATAGTTCCAATAGAATGCATGGTAAAACTCATTCGGATGATACAAAACTGAAACAAAAAGAGAAGGCTAAGGGTAGATTCTCATTGGAATGGTATATTGATAGAAATGGAAAAGAAGAAGGCCAGAGGATGTATGAGGATAGGTGTTACTTTTTGAAGAACCGAAATCTTGCAAAAGATGAAAATGGAAAATTTTTGAAAAAAATAAAATAGCATATATATTATGGAAACCTTGTGGTTAAACATTCAGTGTCTTATATGACATTTGAGTTGGAGAAATACCAACAAATGAATTTTTAAATACAAACAAAAATAAGGAAATTATGAAACAATCAGTTTGGACAAGTGGAAGTCCGTCAAATCCACAAGCGTTTATCACCAAAGGTAAACAAAGAATCAAACAATTCGAAGGTCAGGTCTATCTTAATGATGGCGATGAATATCAAATCGAATTATTCAACCCAACTCCAAATCACATATTAGCAAAAATCAAAATCGATAAAGATTACTTATCTGGTGGTGGTATTGTGTTAAGACCGGGTGAGAGAGTATTTTTAGAACGTTTCTTGGATTCAAATAACAAATTTGTATTCAGAACCTATGAAGTAGGTAAAGAGGCAGTTAATGTAGGTGCTATTGATAATAATGGATATGTAGAAATACAATTCTTTAATGAGTGGAAACATACTAATTATTGGAATGGTGGTAGCACATATACCATAACTCAAAATGGTTATGGTCCATATAATATATCTACAAATACATTAGGAATTAGTGGAATTACAAATACTGCATATTATAGTAATACGGGAACTTTAACATCGGGTATTAGTTCAATTGTATCATCTACATCTAATACATTAGAAGGACCAAATATCCGAAGTGCAAATAAAGTTGAAACAGGTACAACTGAAAAGGGTGATTCATCCAACCAGAAGTTTACACAATCTAATAAGGATTTTAATTCATATTCATTTCACAATGTAGCATGGAGAATTCTACCAACATCACAAAAGAAATACCACAAAGAAGATTTGGGTGTATTGTATTGTGGTGAGTGTGGTGCAAAAAGAAAAAAAGATACACATAAGTTTTGTCCACACTGCGGAACTAAATTTTAATTAATAAAATCACAAGGTATTCACTAAGGAGAACAGAAATGTTCTCCTTTTTTATGTCTTAACAATTTCATAATATTCAAAATTTTTCATTTAATTTATAATAAGTTATTTATATAGATGAGAGATAAACTTACAATTGTAATACCTTGTAAAAACGAAAGTATTACTATCTATGATTGTATCAAAACACTTAGTAATCAGTTTAATATCACATCTACCCAAATTATAATAGCAGATAATTCGGATGAAAGTGAATCTTTACAATGGTTGGGTAAATTACAAGATGATTTTGGTAAAAAACTGAAAATAAAAATAATAAAAGGTGGATTTCCTGCAAAAGCAAGATTAGAAGGAAGTAAATTGGTAAAAACTCCATATTTGTTATTCTTAGATGCGGATGTTATGTTATATGATTACACTTTATTATATGAATGTCTGAATTATGAAGAAGAATTAGTTTCAGTTCCGTTTAAAACTGAAAAAAATTGGAATTGGGTGTATAATATGTTTGATTTTTTCCAATGGATGAGTATTAAATTAGGAACTCCATTTGCAGTAGGTGGATTTCAACTATGGAAAACGGAATCATATTGGAAATGTGGTGGATATGATGAAACGGAGTTATTTGCAGAAGATTATTCATTATCATCCAAAGTATCTAAATTAAAAATACATAAAACGAGTGGAGTATGGACATCTGCACGAAGATTTAAAAATAAAGGAGTAATATGGATGTTCAAAATAATGATACTAAGCTATCTAAACCGAAACAATTCAGAATTTTTCAAACAACACCACAATTATTGGACATGAAATACGAAGCAATTATAGTATCTGATTTACACTTAGGAACAAAGGATTCTAAAACCGAAGAATTTTTAAATTTCATAGAATCACATCCAACTGATTTATTAATTCTTAATGGAGATATTGTAGATGGTTGGGCATTGGAAAGAGGTGCAAAATGGAAAAAGAAATATACAAAAGTTATAAATAAATTATTAAAATTATCTAATAAAACTAAAATCATTTGGATTAGGGGAAATCACGATGAATTTATAGGTGAATTTATTGGAACTACATTTGGTAATGTTGAAATTAGAGAAGATTACGTTCTTCAATTAAAAAATGGTAAAAAATATTATATTTTCCACGGAGATGTTATTGATGTGTTCATTACCAAATATAAATGGTTGTCAAAAATTGGTTCGGTGGGGTATGATTTTGCACTTTGGTTAAATAGAGTATATAACACTTATCGTAAATGGAGAAAATTACCTTATATATCCATATCTCAAAAAATCAAAGGTAAAGTAAAGGCTGCAACTAATTATATTAATGATTTTGAAACATCTGCATTATCAATGGCAACAAAGAAAGGATGTGATGGTGTTATTTGTGGTCATATTCACCATCCAGAAGATATTATGATAAATGGTAAGAGATATTTAAATAGTGGGGATTGGGTTGAGAATATGAGTGCAATTGTTATAAAGGGTAGTAAGATAATACTTAAAAAGGAAATTTAATTTCCTTTTTTTATGCAAAATATTTGGAAATGTGGAATTTTATTCGTATGTTAGCTATGTAATAAACGATATATAATATGAATGGCATTAGTATTAAAACATTAAAGGAAATTCAAGTTGAGTTTGGTGATTTTGAAATCAAACAGGTGTTTGGTGGTTCTTATGATATTTACTTACGATTTGGTTATTGGCGTAGAGTTGATGTAAACAAATTACAACAAATCATTGGTAATACAGCTAACGTAGTTGAGGATGATGATTATGATGATGAGTGTGGTTGGTTATTTAGTTATAAATTAAAATAACTTTTTTAGAACTTTTCCATATTTATTATTAAATACAAAGTAAATAATGGAACAATTAGCATCAATTTTTTTTCATAGTAGAACTCAAGCACATGTTTTTCATTTGGAAACTCGTGGACCGGGTTCATTAGCGATTCACTCAGCGTTAAATACATACTACGATTCAATTGTAGATTTAATGGATGGATTAATCGAAGCATATCAAGGTAAATACGGAATTATAACTTTTAAACCTGTAAACGGAATTGATAATGATGCATCAAAAGAAAATATAATCGCATACTTCGATAAACTCATAAAATTCTTAGAAGCCGAAAGAGAATCGGAAAAATTAAAAGATAGTTGGATTCAAAACGAATTAGATAATATTGCTAAACTATTATATTCTACAAAATATAAATTAATTAACTTAGGATAATTAAATTTAATACTTATTGAGTTAAGGGAGCGATTTTTCGCTCCCTTTTTTTATACGTTATATTTATAGGTGTATAATTGTATAAAAGAGGAAAGTATTTATGTCTCAAGCGTTAATTTGGACGGGTTCGGCAACATTCATTACGGGTGCATCAACTCCATTTGGTATTTATGATAATGATTCACAATTTCAATCAGATGCTCCAAAGGTTGCAAGTTGGTGTGCAAAACGTTTAGGCTACCCTATAATTGATGTTGAATTACAAGGTGAAAACTTTTTTGCTGTTTTTGAAGAGGCAGTTAGTGAATATTCTGCACAAGTAAATCAATTTAACATCCGAAATAACTTAGGTTCTTTACAAGGACAACCCATTGGTGCAAATTATACAGGTAAATCAGTAAATGGTTCTGAATTAAATAATACGATACAAATATCACAAGCATACGGAACACAAGCCAATGTGGGTGGTAAAACTGATATTAAAAAAGGTTCAATTAATTTAGTAGAAGGTCAACAAGAGTATGATTTACAGACACTTTGGTCTGATGTTAATGAATCAAGTCAATCTATATCAGTAACTAGAGTATTTTATGAAGCAACTCCTGCAATTCAACGTTTCTTTGATCCGTATTCAGTAAGTGGACAAGGAACATTAAACTTAATTGATGAATTTGGTTTTGGTTCATTCTCTCCAGCAGCACAATTTATATTAATGCCAATTTATGAGGATATGTTAAGAATTCAAGCGATTGAATTTAATGACCAATTCCGTAAATCTGCATTTACATTCAATATAGTAAACAATAAATTACAAATTTTCCCAAAACCAACTCATAGTGATAAATTGTGGTTTGAGTATATGGTTGATAGTGAATTTACTGCAGCATCGGTAATAATTACACCTAATGTTGTATCCGATTACTCAAATGTTGGGTATGATTTTACACAATATTCAAATATTAATGATGTTGGTAAACAATGGATTAGAAAATACACTTTAGCACTTGCAAAAGAAATGTTGGGTGCAATTAGAGAGAAATATTCACAAGTTCCAATACCTGGTTCGGAAGTTTCATTGGATGGTGCAGCATTAAGAGCAGAAGCGATAAGTGATAAAGATATATTGATGACACAACTAAGAGAAAACTTAGAAGAAGTAAGTAGAAAGACTAGAATTGCAAATGAAGCTGAGATAGTTGATCAACAACAAAAAATAATTGGTAAGGTGCCATTGGCGATTTACATCGGTTAAGGAGAATTAATATATGCCAAAGTTTTTTAACGCAAGAGATTTAAATTTTATCAAAACAATCGCTGAAGAGGTGGTTGATTATGTGGTAGAACAAACTGTCACCCTATTCAAAGTATCAGTTGGTGAAACAAAAACCAATTTGTATGGTGAATCGTTGGGTAAAGTTTGGCATGCACCTGCTAATTTACGAGCAATTGTAGATAGAGAACCTATGGGAGCTAACTATGAAGGTTTTGGGCCTGATGCATCTCAAGTAGCAGTGTTTCGTTTTATGAGACATCGTTTGAGAACTGAAACTTTACCATTGGTAAGAGATGTAAATGGAACTTTTGTTCCGGTTGATGCTATTCAAAATTCATTATATGGATATCCTGAAATTGGAGATGTTATTTTGTTCGATGAAACTTATTTTGAAATTGATAATATCAGACAAACAAATATAGTAGGGGGTTCACCTAGCATATATAACAAAGAAACTGATGAATTTGAAGATACAAGAATGCAAGTAACTGCAATCTGCCATATAGTAAGACGTTCACAAGTTCAAATAGAGGATAGAGTAAGATAATGAGCACAGACCCATTTAAAAAACCTTTAAACAGAGGAACACAACTAAAAACCGAACCCAAAAATCAAAGAGGGGTTAAGTTGTATGATATTGATATGGCCATCGCGGAACATATGATAGATACTGTCGTGCCAACGGTTGAGGCAATGGGTGAAAAAATTAAAGTGCCGGTAATGTATGGAAATCCCGAACGTTGGAAATCAGTTCAACAAGATGGATATTTGAGAGATAAACAAGGGGTAATTCAAATTCCTCTTATTATGTTTAAACGAAATTCCATTTCAAGAGATGATTCAATGACATCTACAATGAATCGTAATGTTTTTTATCCAACTGTTACTAAATATTCGAAAAAACATAGATACGATTTGTTTTCTCAAATGACAGGAACACAAAGACCCATCGAACAATACAATGTAACGATGCCGGATTATGTGACTATTAGTTATGAGTGTATTATTTGGACAGATTTCACAGAACATATGAATAAAATTGTGGAAGCTTTTCAATATGCAACAGATGAATATTGGGGTGATAAAAATGGTTTTAAATTTAGAGTAAGAATTGATTCATTCGATACAACTGCAGAAGTTGGTGAAGGTTCTCAAAGAATGGTTCGAACAAATTTTACAATGGCAGTAAATGCGTATTTATTACCTGAAAAGTTTGATAATCAACCAACTACAATTAAAACACTTTCACCTAAGAAAGTAGTATGGGGTGTAGAAACTGATTTAACTGGTAATTCGCAATCTACTACAAAATTATACAACGAATATTCGGATGTAATTGATTTTATGACAATCAGAGGTTCAGTTCAGGCTGTATTCGTTGATTCTAATACATTTAAATTAGAGAACGTAGAATTACCAAAATTACCACCCGAATTACGTGGAAGTTTTAATGAAGAAGATTGGTTTAGAGTTTATGTGAATGGGGTATATGTTAACGCATCTAAATACACTTATTCATTTGATTATAGTTTAAGTGAAATTACATTTGAAATTGATACAACTTCATTGGGTTATATTTTAGAAATTACAGATGAAATTGGAGTAACTGGTAAATTTATTGAATTATGATTAAGGAATTAAATAAAATATTGAAACAGGTACATGAACCAAATGAGTTTAAATTGGTTGCACACAATATGACACATCCACTATATTGGATATGGAAAGTTGAAAACGCAAGAATGAAAAATTTAAATGCATTTTTACGTCCATTACGAGTTGAACACGCACGTTTCGATATATTTATAAACGGGCAGTATATTTTAGAAAAAGATTATTTGTTTGAACAATCTGGTAAAGATTTTCTTATAAAATTTAGAAAAGCTAATTTTGCTCAAGCATATGATTTATCAATAACCGATGACATTAAATTAGAGGGAGATTTGGAGAAAGTATAATGAAAAATAAACCAAATATCGTAACTTCTTTTAATGATAAACAACGATTTAAAAATTTAGTATTAGAAGTAATAGGTGATTCTCAAATTTATTCGTTAATACCCGATTCAATTTCGTTGAATGGGAATTTGTTTACATTAACGTTGGTAAATAAAAAATTCGTTTTCGAAGATATAAAGGTAGATAGTTTAAAGGATTATACTGATGTATATTTACAAGGTATTAAAAAACCTTCAAATTTATATTCCGTTATATTAGATGAAACAAACATTGTAATCATTTTTAATGATACAATTACTTTAGCACCAAATGAAATTATTGCAAATGATTTCATAATAAAAGGAAAGATAGTGGGTAGATAATTATGGCTACACTTATTCAAAGTAAACAGATTCAAGGAGTTGTAACCGCATCAGTAATCTCAGGTGATTTTGCTGTATCCGGTTCACAAACAACTACTGGTGATCATATAGTATCCGGTTCATCCTATGTAACGGGTGAAATGTATGCTACTGCCTTTATAGGTGATGGTAGTAGATTAAGAGGTGTAGTTGCCGAAAGTAGTGGTATTAATTTACTAAGTGGTTCGGTTGATGCAATTGCAGCTAAAATACAATTATCGGGTTCAACTCTTGCGTTAGATATTACTAATGCAACTGCATCTATATATGTTAAATCACCATATGAGGTTGGTGGTTTATTTAGAACATATGAAACATTTACAGATTTAGAATCAGCATCAGTATCATCTTTCTCACAAGGACAGATTGTATTGGTAGTTGATACTAATCGATTATATCAAGCAGATATTATATACGCAGATTTTGTAACTTCGTTTACTGATACAATTATTTGGAATGATTACACCTTTACCGATAATCCATTATCAATATCGGCATCGGATGGTTTAGTAAGTTCATTCTCAAATGGAGTAACAACTATGATGTTGGATACTGGTTCACTTCATTTTATAGAAGGTGTTCAGAAAATTACAATTGATGGTGGAAATATTTAAGTTTTTTATACTTATATACGAAAACAACGCTATATAGCGTTTATTATTAGGCAAATGTCCTGTTTTAACACTCACAAAAAATAAAGGTTTTCATTCTAACAAACAATTTTTAACAACAAAGGAAAAAACAAAACAATGGCACAAATAATTAAACACAGACGTGGTTCGCTAGAATCGATTTCAGGTGCAACCAAAAGAGCTGGTGAATTGTTAGTTGTTACGGGTTCAACAGGTATTTCAGCAACTAACGGAGATTCAATTCTTTTCGTTGGTGTTGATGGTTCAACCGCAACCCCAGCTAACAAAGTCCTACAAGGTGCAGTAAACCCAGATTTATCTGGTGCATCATATGATACCTCAATTGATGGTATTCCATTCTATAATACTGAAACTGAAAAGTTATACATCTTGAACAAAGGTGGAAACGTAGAAATTAAAGCAACTGCAAACACAGGTGGAACGGGAATCGTTTCTGGTTCATCTCAAGTTAAGGAATTATTACCTGCAGGAACTATTTCTGGTTCATCTCAAGTTGATATTACATCAGCACAAGGATACACTGCATTAGAAAGTAGAGTTTCTACTAACGAAAGTAATATCTCAACTAATACATCTGATATTTCAACAATCAATTCTACATTGAGTGATGTTGCAACTGAGCAAACTACTCAAAATGGTAGATTAGAATCATTAGAAAGTTTTGAAACTGCTCAAGGAATCACAAATTCATCAGTTTCATCTGATTTATCTGATTTATTCGCTGGTCAAAATACTCAAGATGGTAGATTAACTAATTTAGAATGGAATACCATC